TTCTCGCTGCTCAACGGCGCCATCCTGCTCGACAACGGCGCCGCGCTGCCGATCATCAAGGCCGACAAGTTCGCGGCGCACGCCTGGCAGTTCCGCGGCTGGGCCTGGGTTGATCCGCTCAAGGATGTCGAGACCGCGCGCGAAGGCATCGCCCTGCGCATCACCTCGCGCTCGCGCATCGCCCGCGAGCAGGGCCGCGACATCGAAGAGATTTTCGACGATCTGCAGACCGAGGAAGCGCTGGCCAGGCAATACGGCATCGACCTGACCGCGCCACCGGCCGCCACACTGAACCCCAAACAGGAGCAACTCCCCGCATGACGATTATCCTGACCAAACCCGTACGCGTCGGCGGGGTAGAGCTGGCAGCAGCGACGACGCAGACTTTTGCCGCGGATGTCGAGGCTGATCTGATTTCGCGCGGCGCGGCTACGCCGGTATTTCTCGCGCCAGGAGCGGTTGCGCCAGGTGCCAATCACATTTCCGAGCATCGCCAGCTTGGTGGTGTCGCCAATCAAATTGCAGCGATTGGGACGCCATTCGTCATTCTTCCGGGCGATGGCGCAGCGGTGGGGATGTTCTTCACCGGCACGGCCGGCGCGTTCACGCTTTCGGCGGCGATTTTGACCAATGCATGGAATGCGCTGAAGGGCTGCTGGTGCTACCTTCCGGCGAACTTCGGAGGCAAAACTTACCCGGCTGGCTGGTATTGGGCGGTCTTTTCCAGCGATACCGCCGGAATTTTGTACAACAACACCTATAGCTCAGGTTCGCCATCTCGTCCGGCAACGCCAACAGCGTTTGTTGATAACCTGGCAGGCTGGCTGACGCAAACCACGTCAGAGATTACCGGGCCGACTGGGTTTAACCTCGTCGGCGGGTCAATGGGGCCAAACGGCGTCACAAAGGCTCACCTTCGGCTTATTGGCAACGCAACATCAAACAAGTCGTATAAGCTGTACTTAGGATCAACGGCTATTGCTTGGATTAGCCCGGTCACGACAAACCCGAACGTTGAGTTCATTGTTTCAAGTCGAAACCAAGGATCTCAATCTCTGCAAATAAACAGCAGAGTCGCAGCAGCGACTGGCGTCGGCGTGGTAGGCGGCGTCTTTACTGGAATGTCTGAAACTACCTCAGTTGATACGTCTGCCGATCAAAACGTATCCATCAGTCTGCAGCTATCAACGCTCAATACTGCGTGCGCCATTCTTCTCGGCGGCGATGTCACTGTTACCTACGGAGCATAGGCAATGGCAAAACTAACTTTTGCAGGGCCGACGCGAGAATCCGACGCCGAATCAGCCCGCGCCGCAGCCGTCCTGGCCGGCGACGCAGCCCATGTGCATGTGATCCCGGCAGAGAAAGTCATCCGCGTCTATACCGGCGCCGATGTCGTCACCTTCGACCCGCGCCCGACGGTGACAAAATGGCAGTTTGTGCAGGCCTGCGTCGATGCTGGCATCACCGAGGCTCAACTGGATGCCGCCGTGGCGTTACTGACAAACAAACGGCAACGATTCTGGCGGCTTGGTCCGCCAATCGACCGGGACAACCCGTTTTCGTCAGCGCTGCGGACCAAGCTCGTCCCCGTTCCAACTCCAGCGGCCTGGAATGCTCTATTTCTGGCCGCCGCCGCGCTCGACCCGCTTACCGTCTGAGGAATCATCATGGCCATTACACGCTACTACACCGAAGCCGAAGCCATCGCCGTTGTCATCGCCGACGGCGGGGCACCGTCCTGCAACGTGCGCTGGTTTTCCAATGCACCGCAATGGGAGGCGCGCACAGGATCCGACCGCAACTATCCGCCGGAAATTTACAAGGTCTCCCGCGAGATTACGGCGCAGCTCACCGCGGAAGAGAAATCCGGCATCTTTGCCGCCGCGCTCGCCAATGCCGAATCGACCGCTGGCCTGTCCGTCGCCTTGATCCCGGTTTCGTCCGATGTCGGGTTCTCGATGTCTGAGGCGACGCCGGTCATTGAGCAGCTTGTCAATGACGGCCTGCTGACGCCTGCGCGTGCTGTGGCGCTGCTTTCCTGATGACAACCGCTCTGCAGTTGATCACCGGGTCCATGCGCCTCATCGAGGCCGTGGAATCCGGCGAGACGCCGACGACGGACGAGCAGACCGACGCGCTCGCCGTGCTCAATCAACTGCTGGAGTCTTGGAGCATCCAGGGCCTGGCGGTCTATCGGCGCGAGTTTTCGCCGTATGTCACCGTGGCGTCTCAGGCGAGCTACGTGATCGGCGCTGGCGAAGAGTGGGACGGAGCGCGCCCGACAGCCATCAATGATGCCTATGTGACGATCAACGGCTATGACTATGGGCTGCGCGTGCTGAATGATTCGGAATATGCCGAAGAGCCAAGCAAGACGCTCGAATCGTCCATTCCAGAGAGCATCTATTACGATCCGGCGTACCCTGACGGGCGCGTGTATGTCGTGCCGGTTCCGGATGCTGCGCTGACCATCACGCTGGTGCATGACGAGGCATTCACGGCGCTGTCGAGCGTATCCACGGTGTTGTTATTGCCGCCTGGCTACGAGCGCGCGCTGCGGTATGCGCTGGCGGTCGAGCTTGCTCCGGAGTTCGGCAAGACGCCATCTCCGATCGTGCTCAGCACGGCGTCCGAGTCGTTTGGACTGATCAAATCTCGCAACGCACAGCCGCAATACCTGTCATTTGACGCGACGCTGACGAGCGGAGGCTACTCGCTGGCTGATTTCCTGGCTGATGCCTGATGCGTTTTCCCATCGCCGCCGACCTTGAATCACGCGACGGCACGCTTGATGCTGATGCGCTGCTGACCAATGCTTTTGCAGAGGTCGTTGGATCGGATTCGGCGGCTATCAAGCGGTCAGGGTGCGCAGAGATTGGAACGGTCACGGCTGGCGCAGGGCAACTGCTCGCCAGCATTGCAGGAAAGGCGCTGTCCGTTGCTGGCGACGAGCTATCAACGATCACCGTCTCGCCGTTCGCCATTGACGGCACGGATGCGCTCGCTGCCGTGTTTGCCGATCTGCCAATGACGGCGCAGAATGGCGCCGATGTGCTGATGCTCAAAAGCCGCAAGGAAGCCTGGGTCTATGCGCCTTGATCTGGCCACCGACCTGCGGTCACGCATCTGGGCGCCAGACAAAGACGCTCGCCTGACGAATGCGTTTGTCGAGGTCAAGGCTGGGCCGGTGGCAAAAAACAGCGCATATCCGGCAAAGAAAGAAACGCACGTTCGCAAGCGCCCTGGGTGCGTGACGACGGGCTACGACTATACGACGCCGATTCAGGGTGCTGGCGGCAGTCTTCCGTATCTGATCTACGATGATACGTTCAGCGCGTTCGATGCGGTTCCTTCAACCACATCGCTAATCGGCGATCTGGTCAGCGGCTACTATGCCATGGTTGATAACCCGCCAACATCGCCGGGGCCGGGAGATGACTACTGGAGCGTGACGCCTCCAACGTCTGATCGGTGGCGCGGTACGGCAACCATTTCCCTGTCTGATACGCCATCAGCAACCGATCCGGCAAACGTTATTGGCGCGCAGGCGGGGTCAAAAGCAGCGGCGGCGAAGACGTTTGTAGAAGTCACGATTGCCGCCATTTCTCCGGGATTGAAAACCCTCTATTACTCGCACCCTGTGTGGGGCGTCAATTCCAAGATATTCGGCACAGGCTATACCTATGTCGAGGAATTCGGCTATGGCCGCATCAAGCAGGACACACAGACGCACGACGACTCCATCAGCTACCCTGCGGACTGGCCAGCAGGATCAGGCGTATGGACGGGCATGTTTTCGGTGCCAGATGACATTATCGGTATCGTCTGCAAGAAGAAAACAAAGACGTCATTTTCCGTGCTATCAACAGGAGCAGTAGGCAGAATAGATACATCCGATTTGCCATTATCTCTTGAGTCCGTCACGGCGCTCATTACCATTTCCGGGTGCGATCAACCGGAGTACAACGGGACGTTTTACGCTTCGCGGGACATATCGAATCCGCTTGATGGCTATCTGTATTTCACGCTGAGCGGTGTTCCTGCCGTTTCTCCGGCGACCGGAAGCAAGTCAATGGATTATTGGGTCGAGCTATGACCACCTACGCATTATCCGTCACAGTCGCTGGACAGCCGTTCGACATGATGCAATATAATGCTGCTGAATCTCTGACTGGAATATTCTTCAAATCAGCGTATGATGCTTTCAACTTCGAGAATAACGTGCTGACGAAAATTACCGACGCTGATTATCCTGGCTGGAGCGTAGTGACGCCGACGAGCATCACGCGGTCCGGTTCGACGGCTACGGCAACGCTGCCGTCTGCAGTCAATTGGGAGTCTGGAGCAACAGCAACCGTTGCGGGCGCAGCAGAGACGGAATACAACGGCGATTTTGTGATTGCCGTAACCGATTCGACGCATTTTACCTACACCGTCACCGGCACTCCGGCGACGCCAGCTACAGGAACAATAACGATTACCTGCGGGCGCACGACCGTACCGGGCATCGTCTATCTCGACTCGTATTTCTTCGTGATGGACACCAACGCCGTGATTTACAACTCGGCGCTGAACGATCCGACGTCATGGGATGCGCTCGATATCATCACAGCCGAAAAGGAGCCTGGCGCGGGGGTGGCGCTGGCGAAGTCGCAGAGCTACGTGATTGCGCTCAAGGAGTGGAGCACCGAGTTTTTCTACAACAACGGCAATTCCCCTGGCAGCCCGCTTGAGCCAGTGCTAAGTGCCTTTACGCTTGTCGGATGCGCGTCCGGAGAATCGGTGGCGGCGCTTGACGAAACGATTTATTGGGTAAGCCGCGCTCGCCAGCAAGGTCCGGCAGTACATCGCATGGCAGGGCTTGAGCAAACAAAGATCAGCACGCCGGACGTGGATCGCATCCTTGCCTCTGACGCGCTCGATGACGTCTATTCGTATGGCGTCAAGATTGCCGGTCACAGCTTCTACGTCCTTGGGCTGCGCGATACCGGCGTGACGCTGGCGTTTGACGCCACCAGCGGCACCTGGGCGAGATGGACAAGCCTGACGGGCCGCGCGCCAGCATCCTGCGCCATTGCGCAGTCTGGCGGTGTCGCATCGATCACATGGGCGGCGCACGGACGGGCCGATGGCGATCCGGTAGTAATATCAGGTGCCGACCAGGGCGCTTACAACGGGCTGCAGCAAGTGCGGTACGTGGATGCCAATACGCTCGCGTTTGACGTACCAGCGGCCACTACAAGCCCTGCCACGGGGACGATTGTGGCGGTAGGGTATGACGAGAGCTATTTCAAATATTCGCGCTACGTGGCCGCGTCAGGGCGGGATCTGGTGTTGCACGAAACGACCGGCGAACTGTGCGAAATCTCGGCAGACGAGACGCTCGACAACGGCGCACCGATCTTCTTCCGGGTTCGGACCGGCAAGTTTGACAACGGAGACGAGCAGCCGAAATCGCTGGCATCGCTGCGCGTCGTCGGACTCAAGCAGGGCGGCACGGCCATGTTGCGGTGGTCTGATGACGATTACGCGACCAACTCAAAATGCAGGCCTGTCGATCTCGGCGCTGAGAATGCGCGCTTGCGGCGGTGCGGTTCGTTTCGCCGGCGAAGCTTTGAATTGATGCACGTCGGAGAATCTGCTGTGCAGGTCGCGGCGCTTGAGCTTGATGTTGCAAAGGGCTGATATGAGGGACGCAAAATGAGCACGGCAGACTACTCGGCGCAATTGCAGCGCGAGGCCGACTGGCAACGGCAACTGATGCAAGACAGGCAAATGCGAGACAATCCATGGCTTTCTCGGGCAGGTGACGTTGGATGGGAATTGCAACCTGACGGCCAATACCGGCGCATGATCAACGGTATCACGCAGACCATGCCAGCGGGCATACTCGCCGGCAATCTGCAGGCGCAGGGAATGGCGCAGCAGGTGTCGAATCCGGCGACCATCGGCGGCAATACCGATTACGTCGGGCAACTCAAGGCGCTACTGGGCGAGCGGCAGCAGTCGTCCGGCGCCAGCTCGGTTCCGCTGACGAACCCCTACGAGCAGCGCTTGCAATCGCTGATGAGCAACCCGGACGAGATTGCCAATACGAACGCTTATCGTTTCCGGTTCAACGAGGGGCAGCAGGCGCTCGAACGGTCGGCGGCAGCCAAGGGAATGCTGCGCAGCGGCAACACGCTTGCGGCACTGGCAAACTACGGGCAAGGGGCAGCGAGTCAGGAATACGGCAACGAGGTTAGCCGACTCGGTGCGCTCACCGGGCAGCAGAACCAGTACAACCTCGGGCGCATGGGGCTTGCCAATCAAGAGCAGTCCAATGCCGAATCCGCATGGCAGAACCGCACAGGCACGGCGCTGAGTGCGCTGATCGCCGGCAACCGGGACAAGCTCGCCACCAACGAACTGGCAGCGACCAATGCCGTGCGGACGGGATACATCAATCCTCAAAGGACAAGCACATGGTAGAGGTAATGCCAGAAGATCGCATCGCGCGCTTGATGACGATTC